TTCGCCAGCATTTACTACATTATCTATAATGGCACCAATACCAAACCCACCGGCGGCAACCATAGCGAAACTTGCAAGCTTTCCTGTAATACCACTTACCGCAGCACTAGCACCTTGCGCAGCTGATGCAGCACCTGCTAAAGGACTTGCACCACCCATTTTACTGATTGCATTTTGATGCGCCGTCTGACTTGCGATATTAGACCGTAACCGGGCTTGCCGTTGTAACATAGAATTCAGCTTTTGCTCAGCTGCAATTGCTGCGTTCCTATCGCTAACATTACCAGTCTTTTGCGATATAGCTTGTAGTTTTCTATATTGCGCCTGTTGATCTTTGATTACATTAGATAATTTATTGAGTTCCTGAGATGCTTTTGATACGGAGGAAGATAACCCGCCATCGAGTTTACCTTTAATGGCAATCGCCATTTCTAAGACTTTATTGGCCATTATTTTCTCCCTTTCATTGTTTTATTCTCGCGCTCGATACTATCACTAATGAGCCGAACGTGGACTATGAACTCATCCACGTCTAGCTCTCTAATGAAGTAGTCCATCGGTGTGCTAGTGTATTTACTACACGTAATTGCACACTCAGTAAAATACCGTTCTAGGTCTGTTATTTTTCGGAATTGAGCAAAAAATTCTGTACCTCTAAGCACACTCTAGTGAAATCGGCAGCCGGGAGACTATAAATATCATCCACTTTACATCCGCATACAGCAGCTGCTACATGTGCTTGATACGTCATGGATAATGCCGGAACTGTAATAGTTTTATCTTCACCCTTAGCGGACTTTTCGCATTTAATTAATGTGTACCCGCTGATGCCTTCAAATTGTAAGGAATGACCAGCTTTTACTAATTCAATACCTGTTTGTTCATGTGTTTCGTTCATAGTGTTATGTTTACTCATTAGTGATCGTCCTTTCTACAGACTAAATACCGAGTGCAGCACGAACATCGCCAAGGAAGTCGGTGCCATCAGAAATAGAATCTTTATAGGCGTATTTATCGATTTCACGAACTACCTTGCCATCTTGTTCGAGTTTCAAGTATGTAGTTTCGATTGTGTTCGTTGCATCGATAGTATTGCCAGATTCATATGTGCCATTTTCTTTAGATTTAGCACGGCCACGAATAACAGCACGTGTAGGCACGATTACATATTTATCTTTGCCACTATCCCAACATTGGATAGCACCACGTACTTCTAAGCGTACGCCACGACCACCTGTAAGGCGGTGTGTAGTTTCTGTTGGAGTGTTCCAAGTAAGTTTTGTTTCCATAGAGGAGTAGTGTCCAATAACTGGCGCTTCTACTTCACCTGCAATGCCCACACCTTTTACAGTTTGAGTCATTACAGATTCACTAGGTAATTCCACTTTGGCAACACCTAAACAGTTGTCAGAGCCTTCTTCGTATACACGGAAGTCATTAAGTACTTCCGGCACTTGATTGATAGATGCCATGATTAATTACCCCTTTCTATACTGTTTGAAATAGCGTTTTGAAATAAGAAACATCGTATTCAGAAATGCTTTCAATTTCTTGCGCTGGAATTGGAGGTGTACGGTATTTATGGAAGCGAATAATACCATTCAACAAATCTGTTGTAGGGTTTTCTGCTTCTTTGAATTCAATACGACCGCCCAAGATAAAGCCACGAGAAGTAAGACCGTTAAGACGGATTGTTTCACTATCAAGAATTGTCTTGATATTACGAGGCAAGATAGGCATATCCACTTTTTGCCAATAGGTTAAGATGAATGTTTGGTCATCCCAATCATTGAACCGGCGTACACAAATGAATGTATCCTTAACATCAGTTGTGCCAGGATATGCACCTGTATAGTTACCCCAAGATACCCAACCATTGATATTAACGGCCGTCATAATACCTTGAGAGTTCAATAAGTTTGCTTGCGAATGCGTAAGCATTACTTCCTTACCATTAGCTAAGCACAAGCCTGTGATATTCATAGACTTATTGGAAGGGGATAACGTAGGAATATCACTATTGGATGCATCACATTTGCCAATAATGCCCATGATGTGCGTAGACATATGGAACATATAATCGCCATTGCGAACCATCGGCCAACATACGACTTCAGATTCACCTGTATAGCTATTACCTTTCTTCCATTCGTAAGCATCTGTGTATTTAACAACTTGTGTAGTATCGATATCTACCAAAGTAGTCGCACCAAACAAGTTATTAATAACACGAGATTTTGCTTTCATCACGGAAGCGACTGTAGGATGTTGAGAGAATCCAGGTGCAGCAATAAGACCAGGCACAATACCGAAATGATGATAGATTGTATCAATCAATTCAAAGCCTGTTGCTTTTTCATTACTATCTACACCGCCGATTACGTTTTTATAATCGAAGTTTTCTACATCGAGTTCATCGTATGTGAGGTCCAATGTACTTGCGGAATCGAACTTACCACCTTTGATAACAGAGATGATTAATTGATTTTTGTCATCAAATGCCGCCGTGTAATCTGTGTTGGCCACACCTGTTTGACCGCCACTAGATACTTGCAATGTGTTAAGCAATACTGCAGCTTTTACAATGCATTTCTTTTCTGTCAATGTAGCAGTTGTTGTAGTGGATTTCTTATGTTTAGCAGGATCCAATACGTTAACAAATACGATTGGAGCTACTCCATACAATTTGAATTGTGCGTACATTGCTTCACACAATGTGAAATGTGTCCAATCTTCAGAATAGCCAAGTTGTTGAACAGCTTCTTCCCAGCTATAACAGATGATTGGCTTATTAATTACTGCGCTAGGGTCTTCTGTAAGGTGTACAGGTGCAGTACCGAACACAATTGGAAGGCCGGCAGTAGTTTGGACAGGAGCAATTACAGAGGTAGCTTGCTCACTTGTTTTGACGCCATGATAAAAGGCCATTTACTTCACTCCTTTATAATTCTTCAATGCGTTAACATAGAATACATTTAATTGTGTGCCTTGTGTTCTCACATCAATCATTGCTTGGTTGAGTTCGTCCAGAGGCACGAATAAATGCATAAAAATAGGGTCTTCCGCTTCCGGCAGTGGTGCACCGTCGCTAAATACCATGAATTGATTTAACCGGCTACTGCGGAACGAAGGCCCAACATATACAACAGGGTTCATCGTTGTCTCCTATTCAATTACTTTATTATCCGTAAATATCTTGTTAAGATTTCTACGAATAACTGGAATGTACACTTCAAATTCAAGATATCCAACCCATTGAGGGTATGGTTGATCATCAGGAATTGTTGTATTAACGGTATTCTCCTTAATTTCATATTTAAGTGCTACTGGATTATCAGATAGTAACCGCTCACGCACTACCTCTAAGAGGTGATATAGTCCGACATGACCTTTTGTTAAGGCCTCGTCATAAGTAGTTACCAATACAGTAATACCTACCGTCGAACTATCCGCATCACTAACAGAATACGGATGCACTACTACGGCTGGACATAACTTGCGCTTATCTTCATTCTTATCCACCCTTGGTAAGAACCCGCTCCATACTCGAATAGGGTTCGTGGTAACATCACTTGTTTCATTTAGCTTGCGCAACTCATCCATGAGATAGGCGGCAATGCCGTCTGATACATCTAATGGTGTCATTAGTTACCTCCTAACGCACGCTCTAATTCGTGATATAGGCGCTTTTCATACATTTCCATGCCTTCTTTTTGCATGGCATTCATAACAGTTTCATTGCCAAACATTTGCGGTAAGGCTGGTCCATATATCCCTTTTAATGGGTATCGGTCCTTGCCTTGGCGTTTCATGAATATACCAGATGCACTAACAAAGCCATTTGGTACCTTTGTTTCTGTACCTTTTTTAATAGACACAAACACACCTTTTCGTTGAAGCGATTTAATCTTAAAGTACTTTTGAGCGCTAGTATAACCACCTTTGATACGCATTTCTGTGCCATTATTCAATTTATTAATAGATACACCAGACTTTACGACCGATACACCTTTAATGGCGTAGATATTACGTAGTGCTTGCGTACCTGCTTTTCTTGCGGTTGTTGCAGCACGCTTAGATGCGGCTTGGCAGACACGTCGAACTCTATCTTCTTTTAATGTTTCCAGTGCTTTTTCAATTGTTTTCACTGCACTTTTATCAAGTTCTAGCTCAACCATCCGTCAACACCGCCTCTAGCTTCTGCTCTAAGTTCGATAGACACGAGCCCATCTTCTTCCGTTGCACTTTGAACGATGTACACATCATCATCTAATCGGAATACGTTTCCCTGTGATGGAATTTCAGGGATGTCCTTTAATTTGCAATGCACAAATACAGACACCCCGTGTAATCCGTCATTTGATACGTGAGAGCCATTCGACAAGAATGACTCCCTCGCCGTTGGCGATTGGATAATCGCTTTAGCTACTGTGCCATTTAGATTATGCCCTTCGGCGAATTCGTCTTCATTAAGGAATACATCGTCAATATCGCTTTCTAGGTAATCTCTAAATCGCATTATTTTTTCACCGTAACTTCCGCATCAACTTCAGGTAATTCCATTTCTTCTTCTGGTTCATCTGGAACGACTTCCAATGGTTCCGGTACTTCGATAGGATCATCTTCAGCAGATTCAAACTTATCAGATTCAAGCAAGGACAACGCAACCGTTTTCTTTTTGATGTCGACTACTTCGCCTTTGCCATACATCTCGCCTTCATGTGCTAAATAACCCTTTAATACTCTGATTTTCATAAGTAGGTTACCCCCTATTTAGTCTTAATAGTAGCCCAATCGTCGATAGTTTCAGGAATCAATACGCAACGGGAGTATACAGACAATGTTAATTCTTGTGTAGCCTTATTAGCATAGTAGTAAGGTACATAAATGCCTGCATATGTTGTGAATTGATTGTCATCGTTGAGCAATGTTACTGCTGCATGTTGTTGACGGCCACGGCCAGGAACACCTAATACTGCTGCATCATCACCAATAAAGGATTTTACTTTACCTTCATCATCTTGATATGTTTCAAGGTATGCGTACACATCAATGTTCAAAGACATGATACGGCCAACATATCGAACTTGTGGAGACAAGTATTCAGGAGCAAAACTGAACATAGACATGTTTTCGCGATTAGGAATTGCTAACATTTTGTTGATGGATGCATTATCAAGAATGTATCTTTCAACGTTTTTACCAACGACTAACACAGTTGGAACGATACCTGCGTTTTCTTGAATTTTTTCGGACGCCATTTTCAAGTCGCCATAAATGTCAGCACCCGCTTGGTCCCAAGTAGTAGTAGGTGTAATGTCTTGTTCAAATTCGAAATCAATTTCATCAACTTGAACTGTTTCACCATCGTCAGCATAGCCTTCGATTTTGCATTTACCAGTAGTAAGCAAATCGGCTGCCATTTTATTTTTACGATTAATAATTGTGCCTTGTAAGTAAGACAAATCTTCAGCTTGCATTTGTGCGGCACGTTGTGCAGGTGTCATTGTAGACACAATGTTTTCAGCAAATGCACGTTGATCAAGTTGTTCTGGGTCAATAACTGTACGAGGGCCCATCATAGGTGCTTCGTATAAAGCAATTTTAGATCCTGCACGTTTAACATTAACGCCAGATGCACCACGAGATACGAAAGGTGCTAATGTGCGACCACGTTTACGAGTTTCTACTGCGATTTTTTTAGAAGTTGCAACTGCTGGAACTTGTGGGAAGAAAGTATCAAGCAAGAAACTTGCCGGAGTTTTCATTCGTTCCACAGCTTGCATCAAGGAAAATGTATCTTTGAAATCAATTGCCATTATATAGTTCCCCCTATTTAATGCTAGTTAAGAATAAGTGAGCGTCCTTGAAGTCCGCTTCATGATCATTAATTTTGTAAGCTTGGTCAACTACCAATACTTCACGATTAAAGCGACCGGAAATGTATACAGTTAATACATTGTGGTCAGTAGTTGCAGTAGTATCAGATACTACGATACCCGCAGGCTTACCACTTGCGATTTTTTGGAATGTACCAGAGTTGTTTTCAAGAACTTGGCCACGTTTATAATCACCGGCTACTACTTTTACATTTTGAGTTAATACAGGTACACCGCCACCACCTAATAGGTAATCAGCTGCGACACCATTTACTTGTTCGAAATATGCCATTATTTACCGCCTTTCTTAGCATTCGCAAATGCTACGACTTCATCAATTGCACTAGCTTTTGCTACTGCATCATTGGTTTCTGGTGTAGATGCACCTTGAGGGGCCACTTTATCCGCACCAGATTCCATTTGATCAATAACTAATTGTCGAATTTGGTCAACTACTTTGTTATCACTTGCAGGAATATCAGATACGGCAGAGATGAAAGGTGTTACTTCATCTACTGTTTTACCTTCTTTAACAGCTACATCAACTAAACGATTGATGACTTCATTATCACCTTTTAACGTATTTAATGCTTCAACGCGTTCGCGTTCTGCTGTTACTGCTGCGTTTTCTGCAGGTTCATTTGTAGAAATACCGAGCAAACCTTTTAAGCTTGCCATGAATTGGTTTTCAGTCATAGGTTTCTCCTTACTTGTTAAAAATTGTTTGATTTTGGCTTCATTTTTGGCCGAGTATTTGCAAGATACTTTGTTTACGATAACCATTCCGTTATTCATAACAGCTTTGTCCGTAATCGCCGTATCTACTTCATCAATCAGGCCGTAGGACTTCGCCTCGTCCGCCGTGAGCCACGTTTCATCATCCATAAGTGTATTTACCTGTTCAGATGTCAAAACGTCGCTACGGCTCAAATAAACGTTTGCGATTGTCTGTTTAACACTTGCTAAATAGTTTGCCATTTTAGTTAAGCCGTCCGCATCATAGCTATCACCTAGATATACGGATGGATTGTGAATCATATACAAAGCATTGCTTGGCATAATTACCTTATCCGCAGCACATGCAATAATTGTAGCTGCGCTTGCGCACAATCCATCAATATGTGCTGTTACATTACCTGTGTAAGTTTTAATCATATTGTGAATCGCTTGAGCTGCGAACACGTCACCACCGCCAGAGTTGATGCGCATTGTTAAGTCATTACCATTACAACTAGCCAAATCACTAGCAAATTCACGAGGTGTAATTTCATCACCCCACCAAGAGGTATCAGAAATATCACCATACAAAATCAATTCAGATTGACCGGTACCATCTTGATTTACAAAATTCTTAACAGACCAAAATTTATTCATCCTCTTCACCTCCTTTCGTTGTAGATTTAGAGCCAACGGAAGGATTTACCGCATCAGCTAGCCCCATGCCATATTTCTCCATAAGTTGTTTCT